TTTAGAAACTTTAGGTTTAACTTGATCGGGTACGGGTGTCATTTGATCAGTTTTAGAAGCTGTCAATCCAGGAGCTTTATCTGTGTATCCTACACCTTTAATACCAAATTGACCATTCTTTACATAATACAAAGGATCTTTATATAAATTTTTAGCTACAATAGCTTTTAAATCATCTACAGTTTTATCGGCGTTTGCCGGATCTTTCATTTCAGCATAATACCCGATTAAGAATGCTTGACCATAAATGTTATCAATATTTTCTTTATTTTTATAGTCATAGCCTTTAGTTTCCATGTCTACTACTTCTTTAGTAGGCTTTTTTTCTATGGCTTTGGCTTCTGTTAAATGTCTTAAATAACCCATACCATACTGTTCTATATCTTTTTCTCGTTGATTATATTGATCTATTCTATTTTGAGTAGGACCAGATAAATACTGTAATCCTTCATCACTTATTATAAAAGAATTTCCAACTTTAGCACCTTTTTCCATTCGAGGATCATTTATACTTACCCACTTAAACTCATAAAGTTGTTCTGAGTGTTTTCCTACATATTCTACCGTACCTATAATTTGCTCTCCGGTTTTAGGGCCTAAAGTAACTTCTCCAGAATATTCATATATTTCACCTATTTTTAAATCTTCAGGAGTAATAGCTTCATTTAAGATATTTACATTTTTCTTAAAAATAGTAAACCAATCAGGATCTTTACCTTTGGTTACTACTCCACCAATAGACTCATGAAGAAGTCCTCTTTGCTTTAAAAGAGGAACAGCTTGATTATAAGTAAAATGATTAGGAATTACATTAGGATATAATTGCTTGGCCGTTTTTAATAATATTTCTTTATTACCTCTGCCTTCCTTAATCAAATTATATTGTTCTTGAAGTGTTTTCATTTTTTATTGGTGTTATTTTATTTCCATAAATCCTTATAATCAAACATTTTAGATTTTTTTCTTAATTGTTTTTGATTAACAGGCTTAAATCCTAATTTATAATAATAAATATTTTCAGCCCCTTTAGCTTTTTTATTAGGATTAAAAGCAAATGGAGTAGCATATTGTGCTCCTGTACCCGCTGTAAAACTAGCTCCAGTACCAGTTACAGACATTTCTTTAAGTGTCTGTTTAATTAGTTTTCTTAGACGTTCCATGTATGTTATTTAGTTCTTCTAAGAGTTCGTAATACTGAAGTAGGTTAAGAACTTCTTCATTATCTACTTGTTGGTTTTTGTTTAATTCAACTAATAAATTAGGAAGTTCTTTTAGTTTTATTTGAGTAGCTTTATCTGTTACTTTTTCAGCTAAAACTATAATATTTCTCTTAATATCATTGATTTTAGTATTGTAGAATTCTTTTAATTTAGGTGTATTATCTACACTGTTGATAAATTCTTTTAATACTAATTTTTGATTTAAATTTAAATTAGTATACTTACTATTAAATTTTTCTAATAATATTTTGTAAGTAAGTATTCTTACATCTTTATCTTGATGTTTTAATTCTTCAAATACATTATCTTTAATCTCTTTTTCACTTATCTTAGATGAGGTTAAATGTTCTAATATATTTATTTTATTAGTTATAACTTGATTAGGATTTATTGTTTTTTCTTCATTATATATTTCTAATAAGGTATATAAAGAAGCATAAATTTTATAATTAGGAATTTTAGTTTTAAAAAAATCTTCTAAATTATAATTATTTCTTATTTCTTTAATAAGATTATATTTTTGTCTTCTTAAAATAGACTTATTCAACTGTTTAGAAGTTTCAACTATTGTATCGATAACTACATTAGCTTTACTTTCAGTTAACTTATTATTTTTATTTAATAATTCGTATAACTTATATTCTCTTCCTAGTTCTGTTTTAGTAAAATATTTTTTTAATATATTAACTGCTTTAGATTCAGAACCAGACAGTGTATCCGCTGTGATTTGTCTCACTAAAAGCTCAAAGAGAATACCTGTATTTCTTAACTTATTATGCTTTATATTCATCCCGCGCAGGAGTTTTTGATTATAAATATGTAATCTTTTTTATTCTTTAATTTGAGATTCATCTAATAATCCCTTTTCCTCTTCGTTTTTATTAAATACCATAGTTTTTTCTAAATTTTCTAATAAAGTTCTGTGTTTTAATTTATTTTCAAGAGCTAAAGGAGAACCACCTTTAAATTTAGAATCAAAATCAGGTTGATCATCTACTTTCATGGATGTTTTACCCAATCTATCCTTACCAAAGATATTATCTTGAGTATTAATGTTTGTAGCTTTTTCTTTAGGACGTCCTAACATTGATTTTTCATCATATTCTGGGGGTATATTTGAGTTATCTTGATATCTACCTCTACCATATAATGAAGCTAAATCATGGGGTGTGCCATATGATTTACCTGATTCTAAGGGATCATTACCCTCGTTTTCGATTTGTTTCCATCTAAAGCCACGTTTTACATCTTCTTTTACTAAATCTCTGTATTCATCATACTGATCTTCACTTAAATGGAATATATTATCATAGATCCAATCTGTTGGTAACAATTTACTATCTATTATATTTTTTGCAAGATCAACTTTTTCCTTTAATAATGCAATTTTTTCCTGATCATAAATTATAGATGGAGTAGTTAATGATAATTCAAAGTTTGTTAAATTTTCATCTTTATAACCTTGAGCATATAAATGCACCAAAGCTATTTTGTATAGTTCAGAAAGTATAATTCTTTGAATTCTATCAATTGTACGACCAAATCTAATATCTTGAGCAGCTAATGTAGCTTTACCACTTAAATCTTTTTCATAACCCATAAAAGCTTTAGGAACTTTAAGAGCAGCAAATAATTTATCTCTTAAATATTCTACGTCTTTTATACCATCATATTCTAAACCTTTTGTAGTATCAATTTTAGTAGTTTGATCATTACCTCTTACTGGGATATAAAAATCTTCTAACATGTTTTGCATGTTATATTTTAGATTATAATCACCTGTATTTTGATCAATATAAGGAATACGTTTCATGCTTGTGATAGTTTTTTGCATGAAATTATCAACTTCTTGAGGAGGTATATTACCAATATTAACGTAGAATATACGCTTTTCTGGAGCTCTAACTATACGATGAATTAACATCGCATCTTCCATTAGTACATATTGTTTAAATATTTTACGAGCCGGTTCAATATAAGAACGACCATAAGGAAGATAATTAACATCGGCTACTAATCTAAAATGGGCCATTTCGTAATTATCAAAATAAATAGCATTAGATTGAGCCTGATTAGTAGGAATATTAAAGTAACCACTACTTCCACCAGCATACCCTTCAGGGCTAAATCTAAATCTTATAGAAGCAGGATTGTCTCTATCATACATTTCTTCACGTGCAATATGGAAAGCGGTATATGGAATTACATTATATACTCCTAATTTATCTGCAATTTCTAATTTTAAAAAGAAATCACCATATTTACACATCTGTCTAATCCATGACCACAAATTAAATTCCACATTTAATACATCGTAAAATAAATTATATAATATTTTTTGAATAGTTTCATCACTACTTCTAATCTGAATTACTTCATTTAAATCATTTTTTAATGTGCTTTCATCAGCTATAATATCAAGAGCCGATGCTACAATAGCATCATTATCCATAACATCATAATCAGAGTATAATTGAGTTCTTAATGTTTGATAATTAATGTTTAATTGATTACCATATAATGAGGTAGCATTATTTGAATATATTCTACCATATCTTTCTAAAAGTGAATTAGTTTGATATTTACCAGTTTGTTGAATCTGATTAGTATCAATTACTTTAAGTTGTTTTCCCCCCTCATTTCTAATAATTACATCAGTAGAAAATAAACGTTGTAATCTCGAAAATAATGATTTATCTGCCATTTTTTAACTTTATTATAAATATTTTATTATCCTAGAAGCCATTTAAGATCTTCGTCTTGCCCATTAATCTGTATAGTATATGGTTTTTGACCATTATTAGCCGAATAAGCTCCATTATAACTAGTTCTAGTATTAGTTATATTACTTAAAGCAGCTTTAGTTAAATCTAAATTTTGTTGTTTAAATTTTAAAGATGTATCTCTTAAATACATTGCAATTGCAAAACTCATAATTAAATCATCATTATAACCAGGTTGAGCTTCTGCTCTACCATTTTTCCAAACAAATACTTTAATTTCTTCTAATAATCGTTTAGAATTAATAGTTACGGATCTATCATGAATATATTCTTGTAATTTACCTATAATCATAGGTCTAGTCCTTAATGAAGTAGTAAACCCTGGAACCATTTTTGATGAATCTGAGTATTTGTCAAAGAATGTAGTTGAATCCGTAGCTTCGCCTTTACTAGAGTAATATAGATTATTATATCCTCGTTCTATTACTGTTTGTATAGTAGACCAACCTACATTAGCATTTTCTATAACTAATAATGCTTCATTATATTCCGTAGCTATACCTACTAATAAATTACCAAAATCTTTAGTACCTATTTGACCTTTATATTCAGCTACTTGTGAATTTGATTCTATATCAATTACATGAAACGCTGAAAAATCTTTACCATCACCACGTGCTACGTCCGCTACAACCATATATGAACGTGTATAATCGGCGGGCTCCCAAACCCACAGATTTTTGTCAATACCACGTCTTTCTACAGGTTCTTTAATATATGTTTCCTCATAAAATTGTATTAATTCAGGGTGAAATACAGTATCACCAGAAGTAGCAAAATTGCAATCACATTCTTGAGCTGCTAATCGTGGGTCACCTAATAATTCATCCTGCAATTTTCTCCATTTTTCATCTCGTTCTGGATGTACAAGCCATGGTAGTTTGATAGGTAAAAAATCATTTTCTTTTGATTCTGCTTTTACCCAAGTTGAATGGAACCAATTACCTGTACCGTAAGGAGTAGATAATACTATAGCACCACCACCAGTAGCCAAGGTTTGTTGTGCTGAGGCCCAAATTTCGGCAATTTGATCAATAAATGCAGCCTCATCAACTATCAATAGAGAAACGGCTTCTGATCGGCCGGCATCTGAAGCCGCTGATACTGCTTTAACTTGGGATCCAT